CTTGTAAGGGGTTTGGCTTCATTCGAGATGATGGGTGGGGGCATATAGATAAATGTGAAATGTGTGATGCAGAAAAAGGAGCCAGCCATGAGTGAGTTTGAGGGTAAATCTGGAAAGTGGGCTTGGGAGATTCAAAAAGAACAACAAGCGAAAGTGGAGGAGCTGCAAAAGCGTTTAGATGGGGCATTAAAAGAGACTCAATATGCTTTGCAGTATGTTGAAGAAGACATGCGCGGCAATCATGAATTTCTACAAATGGCAATGATTCGAACCCTTAAAGCTATAGAGCAAGTGCTCAAAGGTGGTGCTTGATGTCATCAGTCAGCATTGCTGAATACCGCAAGTTATTTCCCATAAAGAAAAATAAAAAGCGCCGTTCAGCAAAGCAAGTTGCCAGACAACCAAGTGTGGGTGAAGTGGTTCTGGCAACGCATTTAAGAGCATGCAAGATTGGATTTGAACAGGAATATAAGTTCCATCCTGAACGCAAATGGAGAGCAGATTTTTTAATAAAGGGTTCAAAGATTTTGATTGAGGTAGAAGGCGGGATCTGGAGCGGAGGCCGTCACACAAGAGGTAAGGGCTATTTAGGGGATATGGAGAAATACAACTCCGCAGCAATGATGGGTTTTACAGTTTTACGGTTCAGCACAGAGCAAGTGAAAGCAGGCGTGGCGATTAAACAAATTGAGCAATTGGTGGGATGAAAATGAATATGCCAGTACAACAACACATTTTACAAGCGGTCGATTGGTCTAGATTTAGTTTTGAAGAGTGGTGTCGCCAGCTTGGAGCTTGGCTAAACGGCGATACCGAAACAATGGTCAAAATTGTTAAGACGATGCCAACAAAACGCATCACTCAAAAACAAAGAGAAAAATTAATAGCTATGTATATGAGCGATGAAAATCTAAAAGATCGTTTATGCATTCGCCGTAAGGGTACTTGCTGTGAGTTAAATGACAATGAGGCACGTGCAATCCATAGATTGATTATTGATATTAAATTAATTGAAGACCATATTTTACAAGAATGGATCTCAGCAATTTGGTCACATCATGTTATGGGCAATTCATTACGTGATATTGCTCAAAGTAATGACACTTCAGTTAATCAAATCAGACAGGATTTAAAATGTGGTATGGCTTATATCAAAAGTCGAAATCCGCATTTCAGATTTGAAACTTTTGAAAAAACCGCTTGAGTGTGCGCACGGGGTATGGCATATTTGTGATACAGTGTTGGAAGTGTAAGTAAATCACTGGTATTAAAGCTCATCAAATGATGGGCTTTTATTTTATCAGAATGAATAAACTATCTTTAAATGAAAATATCGAAAAATTTATTGCAACGATATTTAAATCGTTGATAATAAAATTTTCTTTGCTAAAAAAACTGCATGAGAATCATATTTTCTTTAATTACGTTTGTCTTATTTTCATTTATTTCCTTTATCCTTTTAAGGAATAAATATATTGAGCCAAACCACTTCGTCATTTTGATAATATTTTCTGCAATTGTATCCGCAATAATTGCATATTTTGATGAGGTTCAAGAGCTATCTATTGGAGGCAATATCGTTAAACTAAAAGAAGCAAAAAAGGAGTTACAAGTAACAATAGATCAATTAAAGTCAATTAAAGTTTCAACATATCGGATGTTACTTTTGAAAAGTTTACATTTTTCAGGTGTTTTTGGAAGCAGCCATTTAGTGGATAGTAGAGCAGAATATTTTTTTTCACTCATCAATGAAATTAAACAATCGGATTGTTTCAATGATCTTAAGTCTGAAATAAAAGTTCAATTAACAAGGTTGTTAATTGATCAATTAAATAAATTTTATCCTTTATTTTATGGCAAACAATTCAATGATAGCGATGAATTCCCTAAATCTACGGTTTTTTATATCGAGTTGAAAGATGAGATTATTGATAAAGTTCATCAAAAACGGACACCTGTTATACCATTTGATCAAAAAAAGCAGGAAATTGTTACAGCTATAGATAACTATGCAGCTTTGTATATTTTATTTAAAGAAGTTGAACAGTAGGGTGATATTGATTTTTTATTGCTTAATAAGATGAATTTAAACGATATTATTTTAATTAATAATCTCCAATGAAAGGATTTTTAAACTTTTACCTTTACGATTCTATAGAAAAGTTGCCGAGCATAGTATGGCACAAGAAGCTCTGCTAAATATCGATTATTGGCGGGGCTTTTTCTTTTTGGAGTATGTATGACTGAATTTCAAAAAATTACGAATGAGATTAGACAGCTTCAAATAGAGCTAAACCATTTGGGAAGTTGCAATACAAAAGGTTTAAATACAGAACAGATCGCTCACCTAGATGAGCGATTTTTTTTGGCCATAGCAAAGCAACATAAATTAATTGCTCGTCTCAACAGTAAGCCAGAGGGCTTTTTATAAGAGGCTAGAGGTATGGATGATAAAGAGTACTTTTGGCTTACACAAAAAAAAGAGCTCAAAACGAAACCCAAATCCAGACCACTGCCTAAAGCTAAAGAAAAATATCTCGAGGCCGAAGAAACCTTATTTCAAGAACTAGAAGAGCATCGAATTGGTTATAGAAGAAAATTTCAATTTGAATCAACAAAAAATTGGCGGTTCGATTTTTATATTGTGAAGTTGAATCTTCTTATAGAAATTGCTGGCAGTCCGTGGGCAGTTGGCCGAGGTGGCACAAAGATAGCAAATTCATTTAATAAGTATGATCTAGCACTAGACCGAGGTTATGTATTTGAGCGTCTTGAGCCTCACCAAATTGAATCAGGTTATGCAATCAACTGGATTAAAAGAGAATTAGAGAGAATTGAAGATGGATCAGATCAGACCATTTCCTCCAACTGATTTTATGGATCAGGCAGAAGAAGAGGAAGCAATTCGTTTAATACCCGCTCCAGACCTAAAGAAATGGGTTGTGGCCAACTACTTAACGATAGGTGGACCTCTTTATAACCCTGACCATGACCATATTGCTGAGCTGCTTCACGATAATGAAGAATTTTTAGCATTTGCTTGGGCCTCTTCTGCATATAAAAGTAAGCAAGCTATGGTGTTAGGTCAGTGCGAAAAAGTCATGTTCAATGTTGGTGGATGGCGTAAGGCCAGACAAGAGCAACAGATGCGTGATTGGTTTGGTTTTGTACCTACTTATTTAATAACTGTCGACGCTTCTTTCTGTGAGCGTGCAAACGATACAGAGTTCTGTTACTTACTTGAACATGAGCTTTACCACATTGGAGTGATGAGAGACGAGGACGGAGAAATTGTTTATAGCGATAGTTCTGGTCTTCCTAAGCACTATCTTGCTGGTCATGACGTTGAAGAGTTTATTGGCGTAGTTAAACGTTATGGACCAAGCAAAAATGTTAAGCGACTTATTGAAGTCGCAAAAAATCCGCCGTTTGTTTCGAATCTTGATATTTCAAAATGCTGCGGCAACTGTGTAATCAATTGAGCCTAATGGCTCTTTTTTTTGCCCATTTTGTTATACGTAGTTATACGATGAGGAAGTTATGGCGACACTAAAAGAGCCTGTGAAAATCTTTATAGTTCAGTCTCTTGCTTGTCGTGATACACCTCAAGAAGTGGCTGAACTCGTAAAACAAGAGTTTGGCGTTGATATAGATCGTGTTCAAGTTGCAACTTATGACCCTACAAAGGTTGCTGGTAAGAACTTAAGCAAAAAGTATGTCGAACTATTTGAAAAAACCAGAGATGAGTTTGATAAAGGCTTAATTGATATTCCAATTGCTAATAAGTACTACCGATTGAAGCAATACCAAAGACAACTTGAGAAGACTAGAAACGTCAAAACAGCCTTAAAAATTCTTGAGCAAGCCGCTAAAGACATTGGTGGTCAATTTACTAATCGCCAAGAAATTACAGGCAAAGACGGCGGACCAGTCCAAACAGTTAATTCAGAAATTCCAGTTCCAATGGAAGATTACTTAAAAGCGCGGAGGGAAGTCTTAGATGAGTACTGATGCGGCTCGGGATAAAGCCATCCGGATCGAGGCGCAAGAAGATTTATATTTCTTCACAAGGTACATGTTTAAGGAGCGCCGTGGTTATAAATGGATGCAAAATTGGCACCACTTAGAAATCTGCGAAGCTTTAATGAAAGTTTATCGCGGAGAGATAAAGCGGTTAATTATTAACGTTCCACCACGATATTCTAAAACTGAAATTGCTGTAATTAATTTCATGGCTTGGTGTTTTGGTAAGAATCCAGACTGTGAGTTTATTCATATCAGTTACTCGGCAATGCTTGCCGCAAATAATGCCTTCCAAATACGAACTCTTGTACAAGAAGAGGCGTATAGAAAAGTCTTTCCTGAGCTTACATTGCGTGATGATAGTAAGGCTAAAGACTTCTGGAGAACTTCTCAAGGCGGTGTCTGCTATGCGACAGGTACAGGCGGTACGATTACTGGTTTTGGTGCAGGAAAACTTCGTAAAGGCTTTGGTGGCTGCATTATTATTGATGACCCACATAAAGCACATGAAGCTTCATCAAAAACTATTCGAGAAGGGGTAATTGATTGGTTTCAGAACACACTCGAATCGCGTACTAACTCGCCAGATACGCCGATCATTGTGATTATGCAGCGACTTCATGAAGATGATTTAGCTGGATGGTTGCTAGGTGATAGAAAAGACGGCGTTCCTGTAGCTGGTGGTAACGGTGAAGTGTGGGAGCATCTATGTCTTTCAGCTATTCAGGAAGACGGATCCGCACTGTGGCCAGCAAAACACAATATCCAAAAATTGAGGCTAATGGAGCAAGCAGCACCATATGTATTTGCCGGGCAGTACCGACAAATGCCATCACCGCCAGCAGGCGGTTTTTTTAAGCCCGACAATATTCAAATTGTTGATGCTTTGCCTGCGGATGTAGTGAAACAAGTTAGGGCTTGGGATTTTGGGGCTACCGAAAATGAGGGCGACTTTACAGTAGGTGTGCGAGAAGCTCTAGGCGCAGATGGTTTTACTTACATTGTCGATGTAACTAGAGGACAGCTTGGACCTGACAATGTGAATAAGCGCTTAGAACAAACAGCAAAAATAGATGGGAAAAAAGTTTCTGTGCGTCTACCACAAGATCCCGGTCAAGCTGGTAAATCACAAGCTAGTTCATTTGTGAAGCTTCTTGCGGGTTATAGCGTGATAGCTAAGCCAATTTCAGGTGACAAGCTTACACGTGCACAACCATTTGCGGCCCAAGTTAACGTAGGAAATGTACGAATGCTCAAAGGTGAATGGAATAAGGATTTTATTGATGAGCTTCGTCATTTTCCTAATGGCACACATGACGACCAAGTGGATGCAGCTTCAGATGCGTTTAATGAATTACATGAAGGTTTTGAAGCCTTCTTTGCTGATATGGGATTTGCTCGATGAGTGATGTAACTTTTCAACATGCTGAATATGTTAAGAACTTGCCATACTGGCAAAAACTTGATGATGTTTGTGAAGGTGAAGATGCAGTTAAGGCTAAAGGTGAAAAATATTTGCCGATGCCAAATGCACATGATAAATCACCTGCAAATAAAAGCGCTTATGAGGCTTATCTTACCCGTGCAGTCTTTTATGAAGTAACAGGGACTACATTAAATAGTTTAGTTGGTGCAGCTTTTGCAACCGATCCAAGTTTTAAATTTCCTCCGGAACTTGCTCATTTAGAACGTAATGCAAATGGTGCTGGTTTAAGTACTTATCAATTGGCTCAAAATGGAATTCGCCATTTATTGAAGCATTATCGTTGTGCTTTATATGTAGATTATCCTGATGTGCCGCCAGCTCGTAATCTAGCGGAATTTAAAGCACAAAAAGCCTATCCGATGATTCATTTACTAAATGCCCTTGATGTAGTGAATTGGGATTCAGTAATGATCGATAACCAGAAAAAGCTTTGCTTAGTGGTTATACGTGAATTTAAGTCTGAGCGCGGTGCTGATGGATTTAGTAAAACCGAACAAGAGCAATATCGTGTACTTCGTTTAGAGCAAGAGGGAAATGGGGAATATATTTATTCCGTTCAGGTGTACACAAAGGGTGAAAAGGGTAACTGGGTTGGCGGAGAGAAGAAGTTTCCAACAGATTACAACGGGAATTTCTGGACCTATATACCTTTTACATTTGTAGGTGCAATTGATAATTCAGAAGAGATTAAAAAGCCACCATTACTTCCTTTGGCTAATCTCAATTTAGCCCATTACAGAGACAGTGCGGACTTTCAAGAGTCCGTTTTTTATATGGGGCAACCTCAATATTATGCGAAGGGTGTTAATTGGGAGTGGTATGACCAAGCCAAGAAACGTGGCATCTACATTGGAGCGAAAGTACTTTTGCCTTTACCTGAAAATGGTGGTTTAGGAATTGTACAAGCCGACCCTAATACTCTTGCCCGGGAAGCGATGAAAGATAAGTGGGAAAAAATGAAGGAGATGGGGGCGCGTTTAATTGAGAAGGGCTCGGGAAGTAAAAAGACCGCTACCGAAGCGAATAGTGATGACGCCGTTCAGCATTCAGTTCTTTCGCTCTGTGTCGTTAATATGAATGAAGCCTTGTCAGCAGCATTACGATGGGCTGCTAAGTTTGTAACGCCTAATGTGGATGTTCTAACTAAAGATGATTTGATGTTCGAAATCAGTCAAGAATTTAACAAACAGGGTTATTTAGCTGAGTTAGCTCGACAGTTATTTGAAGCAGCTCTACAAGGCCGATCTTCATTTAAATCATGGTGGGAATACAACCAAACAGGTATGTTCCCTAAACAAAAATATGAAGAAGAGCTTCAGAATGTTGAAGCAGAGCAAGATGGGACTTTAAATCAAAAGGTAGAGTGAGATGGCAACAGATATCAAAAAACTATTTGAAGTACTCACTCAGCACCAGGCCTATCTTTATCGTGCTTCATCAAAAACGGTAAATGAGTTATTGGCTTTATTCAATGATGATACGAGCAAGATGCTATCTAAGCTTCGGGATTTATTGGATGAGCTTAATGAGTCGGAGAAAGTTGCTTTAGCTGGTGGTAAATATACAACTTCAAATTTAAGGGAAATTAGGGATTTGATTGCCCAATGGTTTGCCAGTGTTAATTTAGCATTACCTGAAGCTTTTGCCGTTTCTGCTACGGCGCTGGCTGTTTATGAGGCCAATTACGTAGCTAAGCTCTATGGAGCAAAAATTAATAAGCCTGATGGGGAAAAACTATTCTTATCCGCTAAAAAAGTTCCGTTGGCAGGTGGCGCTCTTGTCGATGATCTGCTTTCAAGAATTGCTGAAAGTGCCCGTCAAAAGGTTGAGTATGCAATTCGAGATGGTATTAATTCAGGCAAAACTAACCAAGAAATTGTTCAGCGTATTCGTGGTACCAAACGGCTTAACTATGAAGATGGGATCTTAAATGGTACCAAAACTGATATTGAGCGAACGGTAAGAACTGTGCGAAGTCATGTAGCTAATCAAGCCTATCTAAATAGCTTCAACCAAATTGGCTTTGAATATGTCCGATTTGTTAGCGTTTTAGATGGACGAACTTCTAAGCTTTGCGCTTCATTAGATGGTTCAGTGTGGGAAATAAATGATCCGGCAAAGCGAGTGCCGCCGTTACATCCTAACTGTCGCAGTATCTTGGTTCCGGTCGAGAAGGACGGTCAACTTGTTGGCGAACGGCCATTTGTAATGGACGAACGTAGAGTTAAAGACATCCCCAAAGAAGAGCGAAGCCAGTTAATAGGACAGTTAGATGCAAACACCACATTCAAAGAGTTCTTTAAGAAAACAGATGATTTCTTTCAAAGGGAGTGGCTAGGGCCAAAGCGCTTTAAGCTCTATAAAGATGGGAAATTTGATTTTGATAAGTTCTTTGATCCTGAAGGCCGTTTCTATAGCTTAGATGATTTGAGAAAGTTGGATGAAAAAGCTTTTAAAAAGTTGGGTCTGTAATTTTTCTTATGTTATATTTTTTAAAACATCAGAATTTATACAATATGAAAACAATAGCTTTTGTATGTCTAACCCTAATTTCCATCACTTGTTTAGCTGAACCAAGTCAAAAATATCTTAAAGAATATGATCGATTGTCTGAAGCTTTGGAGTCAGCAATGGCAAATGCATATTCTTTTGATCCTGCAACTGGTCAAGTAAAACAGGCTACTCAAGGTTTAGAAGCTAAAAATAATTTATGTAGAGCTGCCCAGGCGAAACTAAACCTCACCACGTTTTTAAAAGACAATTTAGAGGAATCTAAAGAGCTTTATAAATCTATTGATGGTGCAGAGACTCTAGATAAAAATTATCTTAGTGGACAACAGCAGGAACAACAAAATCTCGTTTCAAATTTGAAAAAAGACCTTGTTGGAACTGGATTTAACTGTGAGTAATTATTGCCGATTACAGGTAATTCTAAACTCACTTAAGACACAATTTTCACCTATATAAGCGCCCAAATGGCGCTTTTGTCATTTATGGAGTTTGGCTTATGAGTGAATCAAAAGTTAGACATTTGGTACTTAAAAGAGTTTCAGATAAATCTTCTCATCTTGCTCTTTGTGACGAGGAAACAGGTATTCCATTAGCTGGATTAACCGCTGTAAAAATGAATTGTAGTGTTTTTGAGGGTCCAGCGACTATCACGGCAACATTTGATGTAGGTGGTCCTCAAGGCATCCGCTTAGTTGGTGATGAACCTAGACAAAAGGTTTGGAGTGCAAAGGAAACGTAGCGAAAGGCACTACAAATGCCTGAAAAGCAAATCAATATGTCAGATGCTCAATATATTCTGAGCACAAAATGAATTCTGGTGCCATTTCTTCAAATTAAGGTTTCAAGCCATGGCAATTTATGGTTTTACTTTTGAAAGATTAAAAGCAATTGCACTCATCAAATAGAACTTAATTTTTAACCATAGCACCTTCGGGTGCTTTTTTTGCGAGAAGAAAATGCCAAGCCCTATTATCCAATATTTCCAATATGAACATTTACCTGAACATTTGCAGCAAGTTAGTAAGCCAATTGGTGATTTAGCTCGGCAAATGGATGAGCAACTTCCTGACGGGCCTGAAAAATCCACAGGATTAAGAAAGCTACTTGAAGCAAAAGATGCATTTGTACGCCAAGCTTTAAGTAAATAATCATTTATAGAAATGAAGCGTCCTAAAGGGCGCTTTTTTATTGCCTGCCGAAAGCGGATGCTAACGGCGAATCCGGGCGGATGCCCATTTTGTATATATAGGTTGGATGACCAATGAAACTTAAAACAGTAACAATCGACGGTAAAGTTTATGCGGAAGTAGACGGTGATAAGCCGATCTATATTCATGATGACGGCAAAGAAATGCCACATGATGCACCACACTCGGTAGCAACAATTGCACGCTTAAACAATGAAGCTAAAACACATCGTGAAGCCAAAGAAGCAGCCGAAAAAGCATTAAAAGCTTTTGAAGGAATTGAAGACCCAGCGGCAGCTAAAAAGGCATTACAAACAATCCAAAATCTCGATGATAAAAAGCTGGTGGATGCCGGTGAAGTTGAGAAAGTTAAAGCTGAAGCTATCAAAGCAGTTGAGGAAAAATATGCCCCGATTGTTGCGCAACGTGATGCTCTAGAAGCCTCTTTACATAAAGAACTTATCGGCGGTGGTTTTGCTCGTTCTAAGTACATTCAAGACAACATTGCAGTACCTGTGGACATGGTTCAGGCAACCTTTGGTCATCACTTCAAAATCGAAGAAGGCAAGGTGGTTGCATATGATCCGAACGGCGAAAAGATTTATTCACGTGTCCGCCCGGGTGAACTTGCAAATGTTGATGAAGCTTTAGAGTCATTGGTTGGTGGATACCAGCATAAAGACTTAATTCTTAAAGGTGGTAAAGGAACTGGTGGCGGTTTTCAAGGTGGGGGCAAAGGTGGAGCACCTACTGGAATGAAACGCAGTGAAATGTCTGTTTCTCAGAAAGCAGATTACATCAAAGAACATGGCAATGATGCCTTCCTAAAACTACCGAACTAATCATTAAATATTTGGAGATAAGTAGTTATGACTACGACAGTTAATTCAGACATGATCATCTATAATCAATTGGCTCAAACTGCTTATTTAGAGCGTTTGCAAGATAATTTGAATGTATTTAACCAAGCCTCTAATGGTGCAATTGTTTATCGCAATGAGATCATTGAAGGTGATTTCAATAAAGAAGCATTCTACAAAGTGGGCGGTAGCATCAAACATCGTGATGTGAATTCAACCGCCAAAGTAGTTCCAGAGAAAATTGGTTCTGGTGAGTCTGTAGGCGTAAAAGTCCCATATAAATATGGTCCTTATGCATCAACTGAAGAGGCATTTAAGCGCCGTGCTCGTACACCAGAAGAATTTGCTATGGTTGTTGGTTACGATCTTGCAGATGCATTGGTTGCAGGCCGATTAGAGTACAGTTTAGCTTCTTTAAAAGCTGCTATTTCTAGCAATCCAGACATGGTTGCAAAAGGTAGTATCGTTGTTGATGGCCGCAAAGCATTGACTCGTGGTATGCGAAAGTTTGGTGATAAGTTTGGCCGCATTGGCTTATGGGTGATGAACTCAGATACATATTTCGATATTGTCGATGATGCAATCACTAAGCAAATTTATGGTGAATCTGAAATCGTTATCTACGGTGGTTTACCGGGAACCTTAGGAAAGCCGGTCTTGGTGACGGACGCTGTAGGTGATAACGATGCTTTTGGTTTGCAGTATGGCGCTGTCACTGTAACTGAATCACAAGTACCGGGCTTCCGAGCTTATGACATCAATGATGAAGAAAACTTAGCAATCGGTATGCGTGCTGAAGGTGCATTTAACTTAGATATTCTTGGTTATAGTTGGGATACATCGAAAGGTGAAAATCCTGACCTTACATTACTTGGTTCAAGCGCTAACTGGATCAAATATGCAACCAGCAACAAAATGACAGCAGGTACCTTACTTGATTTATCGGGTACAGCGACAACTGGTTAAAACCTAAAAATTAAAACCTAAGGGGGCTAATAAGCCCTCTTTTTTATTATTAAGAGAAAAGCGCCATGAAGATTATCTATACACGCATTGCAGCAGCGGCTGCATTAGAGACAGGCATTATTGCTAACCCTGACTATTATGAAAACCCAAATTTGAAAGCAAAAGAGGTAATTATTTACGGTAATTATCCAAAGATTCAAAAGGATTATGAATCTTTGGAAGTTCCAGTTGAAGTTCGTAAGTTGGAAGTGCCACAAAAAACGACTTTGGCCACAGTAAATGTCGCAGTGGGAATTACCCCTGAACTTCAAGCTGTGATGGATGATGCAAAAGCTGAATGTGAAAAGGTAGTTGAAGAAAACACTCAGCTTAAGCAGAAAATTGCCATCTTAGAGCAGGCCGGTGGTAACCAGTCAGAGTTGTTATCTGAAAATTCACGATTAAAAGATGCAGCAGTCTTAGCAGATAAAGCTCTCAAAGATGCTGAAGCTCAAGTGGTCGGTATAAAAACTGAATTTGAAGCTTTTAAAAATGATATTCCTGCAATGCAGGCACGTATTGCTGAATTGGAAGCTGGAAAAGCGGCAGAAAACCCAGCTACAGAAACGGCAGCTAATGATTTTGAAAACTGGTCAAATGATCAATTAAAAGAGTATTTGGCTAGTAAAAACATTGGTTACAAGCCGTCTGCAACAAAAGCAGAACTTCTTAAATTAATCCCGAAGGAATAATGCAATGAGCTTTATTACTGTAGATGACGCAAATTCAATTTTGGGCAGCGATTTTGCACCAGACAGTGATAAGGCTCGTCTGGTGAAGCTGGCAAATGTGTGGATGAAAAACAGAATTGGTTTTGTACCAGATCCAATTGATCCACTTCTTAAGGACGCGGCTTGTGAAATTATCAAAGGAATTCTGGCCAAAGTAATTTATAACGGCAAAGAGCAGCAGTTGAAGCGTAAGAAAGTTAAGGCTGATTCTGTTGAGTCAGAAAAAGAATTTCAAGACGGATCTGAAGCAATCTCTAGCTTTGAACAGATAGCAATTGATTTTATTGATTCACTTGATTTGAAAGATCCAAATGCAAGTTTTAATGGCTTTGGCATACCACTTTACAGGGCATGATATGGGCTTACGTGACGAAATTCAGGCAGACATTGCTGAAGCATTTAATGATGATTTAGCAGATGCCATTCATACCTTTACATGTGAGCGGATCTCTAAAACGAATTGGGATCCTAAAACTGAAACTTATGTTGAAGTTAAAGAAAACTATTCTGGCCGTGGCGTTCTGTTTGGCTCATACAGTCAATATGAGATCCAAACACTTGGAGTACTGGCCACGGATAAAAAGGCTACAGTGCTGCAGAATGAAGTTACCAAAGAGCCAAAGATTGATGATGAGTGGTTAACAGCCTTAGGCTCATTCCGGGTAATTCATATTCAACAGGATCCAGCTTCTACTATTTGGAAATGTCAGTTGAGGAAGGTTTAAATACTTGATCTAATATCCTTCTAAAATAGGGGGATATATGCTTAAAAAGTCATTACATGATCAAATTAAAATAATTGGATTTTGGACCGTTGGTGGAGTTTTTTGGTATTTAGTTATAGCTTTTTTTCTTAAAAGTAAATATCCAATTTTTGATTATAGCTTTAATCTAGAAATTGCATACGACGTCATAAAAGATGCTTTAACTCTTGCAGCAAGCTTTTTAGCTCCAGTTGCAGCATTTGTTCTGTTTAGCGATTGGAGAGTTCAACATAAAGCTCTAAAAAATGAAAAGTTAAGTGAAGATATCTTAAGAATCCTTAACACGGAATTATTATCCTTTTATAATTTTAATCCTCGATCAAAATCAGATGTTGAAGATTTTAATAATCATCAAATGCAATTTCATAGGAACGTTGCAAATATTTATGTGATGTTAGATGAAATTGATGCAAATGAAGTGCAGGCAAACCACTTCATTGAAAATATTAAAAAAATAGAGGTTGATCTAGATGGTTTATACATGAGTATTTTTAAACAAATTGAAATTGTTATTGAACATGATGCGATTTCTGATTTTCTAGATACTCATTCAATGCGTAAAAAAGAAATATTATTAAAAAAATTAAAAAAATTTGAAAATATAAATGAAACCCATTATGAAAATTTAATTAAAGTAATTTCACAATTGAAACCTTTAAAAGTTTAGTTACAAACCCACTTCGGTGGGTTTTTTATTGGAGTAATTATGACTTGGAGTGCACATGAGGTCTATGACAGCTTTCAGGTTATACCTGATAATGATTTAAAACCTCATTCATTTTTTTACTGCGAATGCCATCCCGAATATGTGGATGGCATTTTTATTCATAACTCATTTTATGGTAGAGAAGCGACTTAAACTCCTTTACCTAGTTAATAGGTTAACCATGGTTAATTCTGATTATGTTCCTGAATGGTATATCTTGCCATTCCAACATGTGCAGTACACGCTCGCTCGAAATCAACTACACATGGATTTGTTATTTGAAGATATGGATAAGGCTGATCAATTTTTGGATATGGGAGCGGATGCACAGGTTAGTACTTTTTCTGATGGTGCATATGCAATCGTCCAAATTGGTGATACGGCGGATAAAGACCGAATTCAAGTTTATGGATTGCTTTTACATGAAGCTGTTCATGTCTGGCAAAAGATTAAAAAGCTCATGGGTGAACGAGAACCGAGCTCTGAGTTTGAAGCTTATTCAATTCAGGCGATCGCTCAAGACCTTTTTAAAATGTATGAAGAAAGCGAGGTGAATGATGGGATGGAAGGGGAAAAAGCCAACTGAATTTAGTTTTGATGTGGCTAAAACAGCAGAAGACCATGTAAAGAATATTGTCATGGATACCGTGCAATCCTTAGTTAATTTAAGTCCCGTCGATACTGGTGCATACCGTGCTTCACATATTGTCTCGATTAGATCTGCTGATTTAGGCGTGCGTGAACCTGAAACAAACCCTGTTAACGATGCAGCAATTCAAGCTGTAAAGATTAAATTGGGCAATTTGGTCTACATTCAGAATAACCAACCTTATGCTGAACGTTTAGAAAACGGCTGGTCTGATCAAGCACCACAAGGTATTTATGGTCTCACGTTTAACTTTATTTCTCAAAAGTACGGTGGCTAAAATGACAATGACTTTAGAGCAGACAAGGCAAGCTATTATTGATCGCATGCAAAGCTTTACAGGTATTACGCAAGACAGAATCCAGTATCCAAATTTACCAGGCTTTAATGTACCTAAAGATGGTGTTTGGTGCCGCTTAACGATTGCAGGTGGTCCC